AGTCAAACCTGTGCTTGGTAGCAAGGCAGGCCGGAAAGACTCACTTAGCGCGTATGCGTGTGCTGGCTGGGCTGTTCATCTTTCGCGAAAAGAACATTCTTATGATGTCCTCAAACAGAGGCATGGCCTTGACCTCATTTAGAGAGATCGCTTCAATGATTGAAAGGCATGACTTTCTCATGTGCCAAGTAAAGGCGATCCGGTATGCCAACGGTACTGAGTCCATAGAACTGCTCCCTGAGTTTGGTGGAAGCAGGCTTGATGTAGTAGCTGCAACCAGAGACGGTGCTCGTGGTAGAACAGCAGACTTCTTGTGGATCGATGAGCTGCGAGAGATTGATGAACAGGCTTTCATCGCGGCTAGTCCAGTGACCAGAGCCCGCGCCAATAGTCAGTCACTTTTTACTAGTAATGCCGGTGATAATTTCAGCAAAGTTTTGAACGATATGAGAAACAGGGCCATGGAGTACCCTCCTAAGCAGTTAGGTTATTGGGAGTATTCTGCGCCACAGTATTGCAAGATCGATCTCAATTCTGAAGAGTTCTGGGATGCAGTAGCCATGGCGAATCCTTCACTTAATTACACAGTGACAGAGGATGCAATTCGCGAGACGATTGCTATGAGCACTGTTGAGTCAATTCGCACCGAGACCCTTTGCTCGTGGATCGATGCGCTTTCGTCACCTTGGCCCATGGGTATTCTTGAGGAAACTAGCGATAGCGATCTAACTATGGCAGCTGGGCCATACACAGTCTTTGGCTTTGATGTCAGCCCGTCTAAGAGAAATGCAAGCCTTTGTGCTGGTCAGATCCTTCCAGATGGCCGCATTGGAATCGGCATCCTTGAGACTTACTACAGCGAAACAGCAGTGGATGACCTTAAGATCGCAGCTTCCATCAAAGCATGGTGTGATATCTATCGGCCTAAGTTGGTACTACACGACAAATACACAACGGCCACAATAAGCGAACGCCTAGCCAATGCCGGAATCAAAGTCCAAGATGTATCAGGCCAGAAGTTCTATCAGGCGTGTGGAGATTATCTTGACAGCCTGGTAAACCATAGGGTCGTTCATTCGGGGCAGGAAATCTTCATAGAGCAGATGAATAACTGTGCAGCTAAAGAATCAGATCATGGCTGGAGAATCATCCGCAGGAAATCAGCCGGTGACGTGTCAGCACCAATTTCATTGGCCATGATTGTGTCTACCCTTATGAAGCCTCAATCTGTACCACAAATATATACTTAGACACGCCCTATCATATTGTCTAATGTCTTGACAAATGGTATCCTTTATGACTATGGGTCTATTCCGCAAAGCTGAAGCAGTCACTAATGTAGATAAGCGTTCATCGCTTCTCGCGCAATACGCCCCTCAAATTATGGGCGAGAATCTAAACTCGCTTTACAATTACGTCCTACCTCGCGTACAACGCAATGAGGCAATGTCAGTTCCTTCAGTAGCCAAGTGCCGTAACTTGCTTTCAGGAGTTATCGGTGGACTGCCACTTAATCTATATCGCAAGTCCACAGGTGAAGAACTAGGCAATCCAATCTGGGTAGATCAACCAGCAATCAATCAGCCTCGCTCAGTAACAATGGCATGGACTGTTGATTCATTGCTTATGTATGGCGTTGCTTACTGGCAAGTTACAGAAGTGTATGCAGAAGATGGCCGACCATCTCGCTTCAAGTGGATTCCAAATGTTAAAGTTACATTTACCACAGACCTTTATGGCATGGAAGTAACTCAGTATTATATCGAAGCACAACCTGTACCAATGTCCGGTGTCGGATCTCTTATTACCTTTCAAGCATTTGACGAAGGTATTTTAGAACGCGGATCAGAAACTATTAGAGCTGCAATCGATCTTCGCAAAGCAGCAGTGTTAGCAGCCAGCACACCGATGCCGTCTGGAGTGCTACGCAATAACGGAGCAGACCTAGATCCTAAAGAAGTAGCAGGATTACTTGCAGCATGGAAGAACGCTCGCAATAATCGCAGCACTGCATACTTAACAAGCACTCTTGAATATCAGCCAACATCATTCTCACCTAAGGACATGATGTATGACGAGGCGCAGCAATTCCTCGCTACTGAAATTAGCCGTCTATGCAACATCCCTGCTTACATGCTTTCAGCTGAGGCCAATCAAAGCATGACTTATGCCAACGTCCTAGACGAGCGCAAGCAATTTTTCTCACTAAGCCTGGCTCCTTATGTATGTGCAATAGAGGATCGTCTTTCAATGGATGACATCACTGCTCGCGGTAATGCTGTTCGCTTTGATGTTGATTCTTCATTCTTGGCAACAGAGCCAATGGAGCGTTTGCTAGTAATCGAGAAGATGCTATCTCTTGGCTTGATTACAGTTGAGCAAGCAATGGAGATGGAAGATTTAACACCTAATGGAAGCGAAGGACTGGAATAATGGAAAATCAGATAATCACTTTCTCATCTGGACTCATTGCCAATGTTGAGGAAAGACTAATCTCAGGCAAGATCGTGCCAGCAGGTACAGGCGAAGTGGGCAACACTTCAGCAGGTAAGGTTGTTTTTGAGAAAGGATCTATTGCACTTCCAGAAGATCCAAAGACTGTTAAGTTGCTTAACCAGCATGACATGAAACAGCCTTTAGGTAAGGCCACACAATTCACAGAGCAAGAAGATGGCATCTATGCATCATTCAAGATTTCACGATCTAATCGTGGCTCCGAGGCTTTAATCCTTGCTGAGGAAGGCCTACAAAGTGGCCTTAGCGTAGGAGTAGAAGTTATCAAGTCAAAGCAGAAGGGCAACATCATGTTTGTCTCTGCTGCTAAATTGTTCGAAGTAAGTTTGGTAACAGAGCCAGCATTTAAGTCTGCTCAAGTTATCGATGTTGCTGCTGAGGAAACTCCAGAAGCAGTAGAAGAAATCCAACCAACAGAAAGCGAGACAGCTGTGGAGAATACTCCAGAGACAGTTGCAGCACCAGTAGAGGCAGCAGCGGTTGAAGCTGCTCGTCCTGTTGTTACTGCGACTACATTCGTGCGCGAGCGCGTAGCACCAATCACATCAGCACAATACCTAGAAGCAAACATCAAGGCAGCACTTGGTGATGATGAGTCACGCCGCATCGTTCGCGCAGCAGATGATTCAACATCAACAAACACTGGTCTTACACTTGCTCCACACCTAAACACATTTATCACTGACACATTTACAGGCCGTCCAGCATTTGAGGCAGCAACACGCGCTGCTCTTATGGCTGAGGGCATGTCCTTCACCGTGCCTCGCTTGTATACCAATGCGGCATCACCTGACACTGCTCCAACAGTTGCAGACACAAACGAAGGTTCAGCACCATCAGAAACTGGGATGACAAGTGCCTACGATACGGTCTCGATTGAGAAGTTCAGTGGCCTCCAACGCGTAAGTTTTGAGCTCGTGGATCGCAGCTCTCCTGCCTTCATGGAATTGATGATGGTCGAACTCCGCAAAGCTTACGAGAAGGCAACAGATACAGCACTTCTAAATGCTTTCATTGCTAACGGAACAACAGCTGCTACAACAGCAGCAACAGCAGCAGGACTACAGTCATTCATCTCTGTAGAAGGTGCAGCAGCATACAAGGGTACAGGCGGAGACTTTGCTAACAAGCTAGTTGCAAGCACAGACCAATGGGCTGCAATCACCGGCTACGCAGATACCACTGGACGTGCCCTGTATTCAGCACAAGGCGCAACATACAACGCTGCAGGTAATGCAGTAGCAACATCTGTCCGCGGTTCAGTGCTTGGTACTGACTTGATCGTAGATCACAACATCGCTGCATCTGGCGTAATCGATAACTCAGCGTTCTTGGTTGCTCCATCATCTGTGTATACATGGGAATCACCTACAACACAGCTTCGCGTTAATGTCTTGACATCAGGCGAAATCGAAATCAACCTTTACGGATACCTAGCAATCTATCTTGCTAAGTCAGGTAAGGGCGTTCGCAAGTTCAACCTAACTTAATAAATAGGTAACTAAGTCGCTCTAGGGGGTCGGTAGCCCTCCGACTCCCTAGAGTCTTTAGAAAGGAAATCATGGCATTAACTACAGTCGCAGAACTCCGATCAACCCTCGGAGTCGGTACGCTGTACCCAGATGCCACCTTGCAAGAAGTTTGTGATGCTACAGATGCAGTCCTATTGCCTATGCTCTGGACTAACTCTTATTACAACATTGCACACAGCAACACAGCCACTACTGGCACTTTATACTTTGAGGACAAAGTAGAGAAAGTCTTTTATGTAGGACAGACTGTTGTCATCGCTGGCAACGGATCTAAGCACAATGGCAACAAGACTCTCACTGGAGTAGGCGATTACACAATCACCTATGCCATTACAGGCGACAACAACACTCCAGCAGTAGAGCATCCAGTCCAACCTTTTGGCACAGTATCAGCCGACACTTATGTCGATTGGACTCTAGACATGGCAGTCCAGCAAGCAGCTTTGATGATATCTGTTGAAATCTGGCAGGCGCGTACAGCCACCCTTTCAGGCAGTAACGCTGTCGATTTCCAGCCAAGCCCTTACAGGATGAGCAGTCAGCTCCTTGCTAAGGTGCGCGGTTTGTTAGCTCACGCGTTGAGCCCTAGTTCAATGGTGGGCTAATGCCAGCGCCAGCCATAACGACACTTCGCACTACCTTAGCCACTGCGCTAGTAGATAACACTCGATGGTCCACTTTTGCTTTTCCGCCATCAGTTGTCCTTGCTAACAGCGTAATTGTTTCTCCGGATTCTGAATACATTGTGCCTACTAACAATCAACATATTGGCATTAGCCCTATGGCTAACTTCAAATTGCTAATAGTGGTGGCTCTTTTCGACAACGAGGGTAACCTGAATGGCATAGAAGATTTTGTAGTTCGAGTGTTTAACCTTCTTGCTGCATCTGGTTTGACCTATAATGTAAGCGCAATAAGCGCACCAAGTATTCTCAATGCTGCATCAGGCGATCTGCTCAGCTGTGAGATGTCCGTATCGATCCTAACAAGTTGGAGTTAATATGTCCGAGTGGGAAAAAGAAAACGAAGCCTTCCTGAAGAAAATCGGGCAGGTTAGCACACCAGCACCAAAGCCAGTAACTAAGAAAGAAGAGGAATAATCTCATGGCTGTATTTCTAAATAACAATGTGGGCGTGAAGATTAACTCTGTTGATCTTTCAGACCACGTAACATCTGTAACAATTAACCGCGTATTTGATGAACTAGAAGTCACAGCAATGGGTGACAGTTCACACAAGTTTGTCAAGGGTCTTGAGTCATCTACAGTGACAATCGACTTCCTAAACGACACAGCAGCAGCAAACGTATTGGCAACACTACAGGCAGCATGGGGAACTACAGTCACAGCTGTATTCCTACAGACAAAGGGAACAGCAGTATCTGCTACAAACCCTCTTTACACCGTCTCAATTCTTGTCAACAACACCACTGACATCAATGGTGCCGTTGCTGATATTGGGACACAGAGCATTACATTTACATGTAACTCAACAATTGCAGTAGCCACTACAGGCACATTCTAAAAACTAAACAAAGGGGCAAACCATGGCAAGACTGAAGATAGTTCGTACAGATGGAAGCGTACTAGAAGGCGAGATCACTCCAGCAGTGGAGTATGCGTTCGAGCAGTACGCTAAAAAGGGCTTCCATAAGGCGTTTCGCGATGAAGAAAAGCAAAGCGATGTCTACTGGTTGGCATGGGAAGTAACACGCAGGTCAGGTGAGACTGTTAAGACTTTTGGGATGGACTTCATCGAGACACTTAAAAGTGTTGAGGTGCTTGATTCAGACCCTTTAGCTTAAAGCGCGATCTTCCGTTCACCTATCTAATCGCTAGGCTAAGCATTAGATTGGGAATCGCGCCACAGCAGTTATTGGAATTAGACAAGACCATGCTAGATGCACTTATGCAAGGTCTCAAAGATGAAGCAAAGGAGATTAAAGATGCCAGTTCAAGTAAAAGGCGTTATTGAACTCCGCAAGGCTCTAAAAAATTATGCTCCAGATTTGGCTAAAGAATTAACTGCTGAGATCACAAAGTCCTTAAAAGTAATTCAGAAAGATGCAAGAGGCTTTGTCCCAGCTTCTGCCCCAGGTGGGCTTTATAACTGGGACAGAGTTTCCAAAGGCCAGCCTAAAGCATTTAACACATCAGGCAGAGTACGCCCATTTCCTCGTTATGATGCAACAGCCATCAAGCGTGGAATTGTTTATCGTACCGGCTATGGTAAGCCAAACTCCAAAGGATTTAGATCACTATTTAGAGTTAAGAATATGTCAGCTGCCGGAGCGATCTATGAGACAGCAGGCAGATTATCAGGAGTCCAGCGCACACCTGCCGGTGAACGATTTATCCAGCAAGGGCCTTTGTATGGCAGCAAGAAATCTGGTCAGGACATGCGTGGTCGTGTGCTTTATCGTGCTTGGGAACAAGATCAAGGTAAGCAATTAAATGCCATATTCACAGCCATTGAAAAAGCAGACAAAGCATTTAAGAGCCGCGTTGCTTCTGGAAGCATCAAGGGAGCAGCATGAGCAATATAGTCATTGATATTGCAGCGCAATTTACTGGGAAAAATGCCTTCAAACAAGCTGAGACTTCTACAGATAAATTAACCAAAGGCATTAAGAACATGGCCAAGACTCTTGGCGTTGCTTTCAGCGTTCAGCAAGTCTTAGCCTTTGGTAAAGCCTCAGTTCAAGCAGCAGCAGCCGATGAGAAAGCACAGAAGCAGTTAGCACTAGCTCTAAAGAATGTCGGTCTTGGGCGCGATGCCGCTGCCTCTGAAGCCTTCATCCAGAAGTTACAAAGCGAGTTCGGTGTAGTCGATGACAAGCTGCGCCCTGCCTATCAGCAATTAGCCGTAGCAACAGGAGACACTGCACAGTCACAGAAGTTATTGCAGATCGCTTTAGATATCTCTGCATCGACTGGTCGTGATTTAGCCTCGGTGACTTCCGCAATTTCCAAGGCATACCTAGGGAATAACACTGCCCTTGGCAAGTTAGGCGTAGGCATCTCAAAGGCTGATCTAAAGGCTAAGTCATTTGATGAGGTAATGAATCAACTCTCTACAACCTTTGCTGGGGCTGCTACTCAGTCTGCTAATACCTTTCAAGGTTCAATGGATAAGTTATCTGTTGCATCTGCCAATGTTCAGGAGATTATCGGCAAGGGTATTATTGATTCGCTTAAAATCTTAGCCGATGACACCACAGTCGATGATCTAGCAACAGGCATGGAGGAGTTTGCAACTGCAATCTCTGAGTCCATCCAAGGTCTAGCAATACTTATTGACGGTATTAAAAGCATCCCTAAGATACCAGGTGGCGGCAGTGGCGCTATATTTGATATAGATAAGTTATTTAAGTTTACTGGTATCTCAATGCTAAGAAAGATATTTGATGCCGCGAATAAAGGTTCGGCTAACGATCCAGCAGCAGGCCTTGCACACCTAGCAGAATTAGAAGCCAGTTTTACTGCTGCAACTCTTAAGTCCAGCAAGAAACTCACAGCAGAAGAATTAAAGCAACTCAAAGCCAAGCAGTTAAAGGCAGCAATCGACAAGGCTAACCTTGCTCTTGGTAAAGGATCTAACGTCTTTGACATTGAGAAGATCCAACTAGCCGCAGCTGAGAAGAGTGCCGCTGAGCAATTAGGCAAGGTAACTAGCCAAGCACAACTGCTCCAGATTACTAACGACCTTGCTCGCCTAGAGGTTAAGCAATCAATCCTCGCGCTAGAAGAAGCCATTGCTTCTAAGGATGTCGCAGCCATTACCAATGCGACTAACAAACTTAATGCAGACCTTGGAATCCTTGGTGCTCTTACTGGTCAGAAGATTAAACTTACTGAGATTGAATCAATCCTCAAAGGTATTCTTCCAAAGGATCTAATCAATCTACAGAATCTAAATGATGCTATTGCTTTGCTTAAGATTATCGGTGGCGGTGGTGGCTCTATGGCAACTCACGCTAACCCTATTCTCAGCGATCCCAATAAGAGTCCTACTGGTTTCCCTACTGTTACCCAACCTACTATCTATTCAGCAGGTGGAAGAATTGACAGCGCAGGCAATTACAATCCATACAATCCAGCCATGGTCGGTATGACTTCAGGTGGTGTCTCGCCTAGTTCATCAAATAGCGGTGCGGTCAATGTTGTCGTAAATGCTGGCACTGTTGCTAATCCAGAAGAATTAACGCTGCTAATCCAGAATGCAATTATCAGCCTCAATAAGCGCGGTGACTTGCTCAACACTGCTGGATCACTATGACCAGACCAGTCATCAACGTAATCATTAACTTCTCTACAGGTGCTACCTTTGGCAACCCTTTCATCATCGATCAATCTAAGATCGGCAGCTCAGATGTTATGGCAGATTCTACATCTTTGATTGTGGATGTCTCTAACCTCATTAACCAGATAAGCACTACCAGAGGACGGCAGTTATCAGCTGAGCAGTTCAACACTGGCACAGCAAGCGTTCGCATCTTGGATCAGAATGGTGACTTCAACCCACAGAATCCATCCAGCCCTTATTACACATACCTCAGCCCTATGCGTAAGATTGCCATTACTGCTACTTATGAGGGCGTGACCTATCCAATCTTTGCAGGGTACATAACCTCTTATAACACGACCACGCCTAAGTTCAATGGCGATATTGTTTATACAACTATTAATGCAGTGGATGGATTCCGCTTATTCCAGAACGCTCAATTCTTTGGAGTAACTGGGGCGACTGCTGGAGAAACCACAGGCTCACGAGTAACCAAGATTCTAGACACAATCGGCTGGCCTGCTTCTATGCGTGACATAGACACAGGATTGACCACAGTGCAAGCAGATCCAGCAACACAGCGCACATCCCTAGGAGCACTCCAGACGGTGGCTATAACCGAGTATGGCGCAATCTATATGGGTGCAGATGGTAAAGCAGTCTTTCAGGATCGTACGGTCACTACAGCCTCTGTGGCAGCCACTCCAAAGGTCTTTGCAGATGATGGCACAGGCATCAATTACTTTGATGTCAAGTGGGTGCTAGATGACTCTCAGGTGTATAACAAGGCAACCGTTACTCGCACAGGTGGCAGTGTCCAGACAGTAACCGATGCAGCTTCTATCGCCCAATACTTTACCCATAGTTATAACCAAGCAGACCTGCTTATGCAGACCGATGCTGAGGCTTTGAGTTATGCTCAGGCTTTCATCGCATCTCGCAAAGACACTTCCATCCGAGTCGATGAACTCACTCTGGATCTACAGCAGGATGACTACACAGCAGGCACTATCGCAGCTTTAGGCTTGGACTTCTTCAGTCCAGTCAAGATAACGACTACTCAGCCTAATAACACTTATCTAGAAAAGACAGTTCAAGTCTTTAACATCAACCACCAAATCACGCCTAACTCTTGGAAAGTACGATACGGCACAGCCGAGCCTGTTATCGATGGATTCATCATAGGATCTGATATTTCAGGTATCATAGGCACTAGCGTTTTAAGTTACTAAGGAGTAATAATGCCAACAGGATTGCCAGCAACCACAGGAGATGTCCTATCTTCTACAATGTATAACAGCCTTACCTCTTTCACTGTTGGTACTGCTAACACAACTGATTACACAGCAGTCCTTGCAGACCAGTACCAAGTCCTAGAGATTATGAACAAGGCCACTGCCATTGCTTTTAAGATCCCTACAAACGCATCTGTGGCTTTCCCTATCGGCACAGTAATTACAGTGCTTAACATTGGCGTAGGAGTCTGCACAATCTCAGCAGTTACCTCTGGTACTACTACAGTCCTTAGCGCAGGTGCTACAGCAGCCAGCCCAACCCTTGCACAGTATAAGTCCGCAGCTTGTATCAAGACAGGCACAGACACTTGGTACGTGGTGGGCGCGATTGCTTAATTCACTAGTCGCTGTATATGGTAATGGC